ACGACCTACGAAATGTACAAGCTATGAAGAGACATTTTGATGATGAATCTGGTTTAGATATTTATCATACTGGAGGGGGAAAAAAAACTAAATATTAGTTAAACTAGGGCCTAGTACAATATATTTCGAAAAAAAGTGGAAGTAAATAGAAAAAAAAATATTACGATATATTTATCATAAAAATAAAACAAAATTTAAACAATAAGATATGGCTGATTTACTAATGAAAATGCCGATCCCTTACGAACCGAAAAGGGAAAACCGTTGGATCTTAAGATTTCCATCATCACTTGGTATTAACGAGTGGTATGTAGAAAGTACTGCAAGACCAAAATTAACTATCCAATCAAAAGAAATTGAATTCTTAAATACATCTACGTTTGTTGCTGGACGATTCAAGTGGGATCCCCTCCAAGTAAAATTCCGTGATCCAATCGGACCGTCAGCTTCACAAGCAGTTATGGAATGGATTCGTTTATGTGCTGAATCAGTAACAGGACGTATGGGTTATGCGGCTGGTTACAAAAAGAATGTAGACCTTGAAATGTTGGATCCAACAGGGGTTGTTGTTGAGAAATGGATTTTAGAAGGTACATTCCTTTTAGGTTATGATGGAGGTTCTTTGGCGTATAATTCAGATAATATTGCTGGAATTACTTGTTCAATGCAAATGGATAGATGTATCTTAGTATACTAACAAAAAAATAACGTATCATCGAAACCGTAGACTTTACAGTTTACGGTTTTTTTTTATCATATAAGTTGAAACATTATATACTATGGAACAAGATATCTATAACGCTGGACAAGCAGAATTTAATTTACCACATGACGTAGTATCACTTCCGTCTGAGGGTCTATTTTACAAGAGTAAAAAGAGAAGTGTTAAAGTTGGTTATTTAACTGCCGCGGATGAAAACATTATTTCATCTATCGACAGAAAAAAAACAATTAACGAATCAATAGTTCTTCCTTTATTACGAAACAGATTGTATGAGAGAGATCTTAGACCTGAAGAGTTATTAGAGGGTGACACTGAAGCAATATTGATATTCTTACGAAATACATCTTTTGGTCCTGAATATAATATATCTGCAGTAGACCCACAAACAGGGGACTACTTCAGTGCGACCGTAGATTTGAGTGAGTTGAATATTATCAAACCAAAAATACAACCAAATCAAGAAGGTTTGTTTGAAGTTGAATTACCGGTGTCAAAACATAAGGTTAAACTTAAATTGTTAACTATGGGTGATAAACTTGAAATTGAAAGAATTATTAGTTCTTATCCTGCGGAAAGAAATGCACCTGTCGTGACAACAAGGTTAATTAAAAATATCGTTGAATTGAACGGATCAACCGACAGAGTTAAAATTTCAACTTTTGTTGAACAGATGCCAATCAAAGACTCAAAATTCATAAGAAACTTCCTTATTGAAAACGAACCAAGATTAGATCTATCAAAAGAAATTATAGCCCCGTCAGGAGAAAAAGCAGTGGTAAACATTGCTTTTGGGGTAGAATTTTTTCGGCCTTTCTTCTAATTACAGCGTAAGTCTTATTGATGAGTTTTATTACCTTGCTAAGGTAATGAATATGCAGTATAGTGAATTCTTAAGTATACCTACTTATGTTAGAAGATATATAATAGAAAAAATTATCGAGTCTTCCAAAAACAATAGTTAAAATATTTATCTTCAAAAGGACTAAATGGCTGCAACTATAGAACAACTAGAAAAAAGAGTAAAAACGCTCGAAGAAAGTTTAGCGGACTCTGTTGCACAAAATAAAGAACTCGAAAGTAAATTAACGTCAAGAACGGCTGAAGATATAAAGGCCGCTTCGGATCAATATAACGCTGTTACAGATTCTTTAATTAACTTACCTAAATTTGCGGAAGAATTTGGTACCGCTATTGTGGGATCAATATCCGATCTTAGTAGGGGTATTGGTATACTAGAGGAACAAGGAACGTTGATCCAACAATCATTTGGAGTTTCTAGAGATAGAATTGAAGAATTCAAAACCTTAGTTGCCGATGTTGGACCTGTTTTAGCATCAATAGGGATTTCAGAAAGTGAATTCGCATCCACGATTACAAGTATAACAGATAAATTAGGAACTGCAGCTAGTTTAGGTGCAGAGGCCGTTACTGAAATTGCCGCGGCATCTAAAGTAAGTGGGATAGAAGTTGGTAAATTAGCCGAAAACTTTAGAGGGGTTGGTATATCAATGTACGATGTTGGCGATAGAATGAAGGAAGTCGCTGATTATGCTAGAAGTGTTGGTGTACCAGTCAAGGCAGTTTCAGAAGGTGTTAGTCAAAATCTTGGAAAAATTAACCTATATAATTTTGAAGGGGGAGTACAAGGACTTACCAGAATGGCAACTCAAGCGGCACGTTTAGGTGTTGATATGGATAAAGTATTCAGTATCGCTGATGAATTATTTTCACCTGAAAAGGCTATTGATTATGCGGCATCTTTACAAAGATTAGGTGTTACAGCAAATGGGTTATTAGATCCTTTGAAAGCAATGGATATGGCTCAAAATGATCCCGAAGCATTACAAAATGAAATTGTCAATTTAACTAAAGACTTTGTAAGATTTAGTGAAGAGAATAATAAGTTTGAAATTATGCCTGGTGCTCAAAGAAGGATGAGAGAGGTTGCTCAGGCGTTAAACATTGATGCTGGTGAATTTGCAAAAATGGGTATCCAAGCGGCTGAATTTGATAGAAAGTTATCACAAATTAAATTACCAAGTTTTGCCGACGACAAAGAAACAAAAGAATTGATTGCATCCATGTCCCAAATAAAAGATGGAGTCGCAACAGTAACCATTAAAAATATTCAAACAGGAAAAGTAGAATTAAAACAACCCGACCAATTAACACCGGAGGATATTGAAAAATTAAAACAATCTCAAGATGATAATAACAAAAGTATTGAGGAACTTGCGGTTGAGCAACTAACACAAGCTCAATTCCAAACTGCACATTTGGAGGCAATTAGATTAGGTGGTCAGTTAGGTATGGCGTCTATGGGACCAGTACAAAGATTATTAGAAACATCAAGAGAGACTACAAGAGCTGCTACTAGAGCGGCAACGACTGAATATACTGCACCTGTAGTTCGTGAAACATTAACACCAGCAGCAAGAGTGGCTGAGGATGCCGTGATTTCTTTGTTACAAAATAACGCCAAAGGTTTTGAAAGTGCAGTCGGAAGAATGGGAGGAGCGGTTGATAATATAACAACAAATATTGATAAACTAGCTAAAAACGTAACATCCAACTTCCAAAGTGCTATGGGAGGAGTAGGTAAACAATATGAACCAGTAATTCAAAAATTAGAATCAAAAAATGATATTAACGTAAATATGAGTTTAGATGTAAAAGGCGGTCAAAACGTACAGGTTTCTGATACTGAATTATCAAAAAAAATATTAGAACTAATGGAAAATAACCCAGTAATACGACAAACCATAAAAGAGGCGGCGACTACATCTCAATTAAATATGAATCCTACTAAACCATAATAAAGGGTATTTATATTAAGACATGGCAGAAAGTACACTTTCATTCGGGAACTCAGAGTTTTTTAGAAAAAATCTATTAACTAAAAATTTAGAACCGTATTCGGTTCAAGGGGTATTATCCGCTAGACAACCTGCGGTAAATTACGAAACTAATTTATCCGTATATTCTGTTATAGACTCACCAAATACATTTGTATCAACTAATACATTTGCTAACGCTCAGTATCCTTTAAACGTATTTGGACCTGAAGGTGGTTTTGGACCTCCTTTAGGTATAGGACCACTATCATCATCACAATTACCAAATGGTTCTAATCAAGGACCTTACACAATAGATTCAGCACAAATTGATTTATTGAACGAATTCTTTATTGACGCTGCATATGTTAAAAACATTTGGGGTCCATCAGGTGGATACAAAGATTTAGTTATTATTACTGATATACAAAATAACAACAATATCTACCAACCTTATTGGGATCCATCTTATTTTGTTAGTTCATCTTATTCAACCTTCGATATTGTATTTCAAATAGACCCACTTGGATCTGATGGTTTATTGTCTCAAGACACATATTTGGCTAAGATCGGTGCTGCTCAGTTGAAGGGTTTATTCGAGGAACGAATTGCAGCTGAAATTGCTCAGGCGACTGTAGGCGCCATTAACTTAGATACTATAACAGATCCATTTACCGCATCTCAGTTGGCGACAGGACAACAACCCTTTTTTGATAGAAATTGGAAAATTTCACAACCTGAGAATATAGTCCTTGCAACAGTATCTTTGGCAAACAGAATATCGGGTACATATTTTCCGGCATCAT